ATGGAAGCCTGCTGGAGGTGTTTGGGATGGCTATCCTGGCAGCAGGCTTACTACTCGGAATAGAGACAGCGCAGATGGCCATCCTGAAGGGTACGGATGCCACGGTCAAGGTGGGCGACAAGGTGGAGGTGCACATTGAAAGCCCAGATAACGAGAACGAAAACTAACGGCGATAGTATCGCCTACTAAATAACGAAACGAGATATGGAACTATTTGGAATGAACATAGGCTGGCAGCGTAGGGAGCAAGTGCAGGGTGTGCCCGAAAGCACGAGCGACCAGATGGCGCTGAGTGCCGGGGCACAGGTGCCGGCTGAGATGGTGCGCGTGCTCGGACGACAGAGAGCACTACGCATTCCTGCCGTGATGCGTGCCGTCAATGTGATAGCCAACGGCTTCGCCAGTATGCCCACTCACTATCAGAAGATAGACGACGAGCACGGCGGCAACTTCATCGACTACATGCACGGCAATGGTCGCAAGTTGAACTACATCCTGCGCAAGCAACCCAACCCGATGATGACCGCCTACGACTTCAAGAAGCAGGTGGCCGTGAACATTATCTGCGACGGTAACGCGGTGGTGTATATCAAGCGCGGGTACGACATGAAGATTCAGCATGTGTACCTCTGTCACGAGGCCGACATCGACCCTATCTCGCTGACCTACCATGTGGGCTATCAGAGCGAGTTCGGCTACCGCAACTTGTACGAGGTGCCGCGTGAGGATGTATGGCACATCAAAAGCGACCACCTGAGTGACGACGGACTGATGGGTATTCCGGTGCTGGACTTCGTGGTGGATGCGCTCAGTCTGGCTGCGACCAACGACCTTCGCGCAATGAAGATTGCGGGTAACGGTGGCGATATGAAGTACCTCGTGGCCGAGGACAACAAGAATCCGCAGGTGGGTGCCACTCGCCGCCTCACGAAGGAGCAGAAAGACACGCAACGCAATAGCATTCAGGACCAGCTCGACAGCGGCAAGAATGTGATTCTGGTGTCGGGACTGATGGATGTGAAGGCGATTACCGACCCAGGCTCTACGCAGGTGTTGCTCGACACGCGCAAGTACGACACTATCCGCATTGCGCAGATTTTCGGCGTACCGCCTATCGCGCTGATGGACTACACCAACAACACCTACAAGGCTCCGGAGCAGGCTCTGCACGAGTTGCACCGCACCATCCTGCCGTACAAGTACGCCTTCGAGAACGAGGTGGAGGTGAAGGAGATAGGTGAGGTTGGCTTCGACCGCCTGCGCATTCACATGGACGATGAGGTGTTCATGGCGATAGACCCGAAGACCCGTGCAGAGATGCTGAAGATGTATATCGAGATGGGTGTGTACTGCCCCAACGAGGCGCGTCACGCGATGAACCTGCCGGCACTGGACGAGAAGAAGGGCGGCGACCAGCATCTGGTGAGCACCAACTTGCAGAAGTTGGATGATATTAAGCTCGGGAAGAATCAGGCGCAGCCTGCTTCTAACGCAAACGATAACGCAAACGCAAACAAGGAGGAGGACGAGTAATGGATTTGCAATTTTTGACCGAAGACATGCTGAAGGCGCAGTTGCGCCTGGACGATGATGTGTGGTTTGCCGACATACCCGTGATTGAGGTGTATGCGCAGGCGGCAGAAGATGCTGCGCTGGAGTTCACGGCTCGCACGCTGGAGGAGTTGAAGGAGATAGGCGGTGGTAAGGTGCCGACGAATATCGTGCTGGCTTGCCTGCACCGATTTACGGACAGCTACACGCACCGCGACCCGAACCAGATAATCAGCCGTAAGGATGTGGTGGCTCCTATCCCGGCAGCGATGTGGCAAGACATACTCAAACCCTATATCAAAGCGGAGACGCTTTGATGGGTTTGAGAATGTGTAAATTTGTAAATGTGTAAATTTGTAAATAATGAAAGAGCCGGAGTTTTATAAGCATTTTGTTACGGTGATGACACGAACGGAGGCGAAGATGGGAGACCGTGGCCAAGAGGAAGGCGAGTACCGTGAAGGCGAGAGATACCGGGCGCGAGTGATAGAACTGAAAGGGGCTACACGCATCAAGGAGCGCACGATGGATGCCACCGACAAGGCGACACTCTACCTGCGCTACCACGATGGCATCGACTCGGACACGCACTTCAAGTGGAAAGGCAAAGAGTACCGCCAGGACGGACCGCCTATCATCGATCGAGAAGGCAACGAGATACAGACGATAATAGTGAGTCTGCAAGAGTAAACCTATAGCAACAGTATAAACGATAAGTATATGGAAAAACAAGAGTATGAAATCAGAAGTTTGTGCGGCGAGCTTAGAGTTCGCGAGGCCGTACAAAACGCGGACGGCAGCATTACCCAAAGCCGAACTATCTACGGCAAGGCTATCGCTTTCAACTCCATTAGCGAAGTCCTCTACGACGATGTGAACCATCTGTTCTTCCGCGAGATAATCAAGCCGGAAGCATGCACGGCAGAGTTCCTGCGCGAGCAGGATGTGAAACTCAATATGCTGCATGTGAGGGAGGGTACGATTGCGCGTAATAACAAGGGCGTTGGCAACCTCCGCTGGGAGGTACGCGAGGATGGTGTCTATTTCGAGTTTGACGCTCCGAAGTGCGACCTTGGTGATCGCTGCTTGGCTCTCGTTCGTGAGGGTGTCTATACCGGATGCTCGTTTGAGTTCCGTGAGGATGAGAAGTACACCGAGTGTACAACGGTGGTAGAAGGTGGCAAGAAAATTCCGCTGCTGACCCACCACAAACTGCGCTATGTGTCTGCCCTTACAATCGGAATGGACCCAGCGTATAGCAAGACCCATGTGAACGCACGCGAACTTGCAACGCTGGTAGATGATACCGACCCCGATGCAGAAGCCAAGAAGCGCGAAGCCGAGGAGCAAGCCGCTAAGGAGGAAGCAGAGCGTAAGGCTGCTGAGGAAGCCGCACAGTGCGAGGCGCAGGAGAAAGCGGAGCGTGAAAAGTTTACCCGTGAATGCACTTTGCGTGCTATGCAGGTGGAGGTTGCACTGGCGAACCTCTGATAACAAGAAGTATAACAAAATCATATCTTAATTAAGTATGAAGACACTGAAAGAACTGGCTGCTGCTCTGCGCGAGGCGCAGGTAGCATTTGAGGCTGCAACCGCTGAAGAGCGCGAGCAGAAGATGCGTGAGTTCGAGAATGCGCGTGCCGCATTCGAGACTGCCAAGGCCGAGGCAGAAGCTCAGCGCGAGAATCAACCCCAGCGCAATCCTGAAGCCATCCTCCGTGAGGTGCTGAAGGGCGCACGCGAGGATAAGCAGGCTCGCGAGATTACCCTGCTTCCCGTTTCGGGCAAGACCGGTGCCAACATCAAGGCTTCGGGTGCTATCGAGCTGGAGATTAAGGACATTATCCCGACCCTGAACGAGGGCTTGGGTCTGCCCGGTTCGCTCCACATGGTAACTGGTGTTACCGGCGATGTGCTCTATCCTTACGGCATCGACGACGCTGAGATGGAGGAGGTTGGCGAGAACTCTCCGCTGACCGATCAGGAGCTCCACTTCGACAACATCAAGGTGACTCCGGGTCGTACCGGTCTGTCTATCACCGTCAGCAACGCTGCTATCGACAACGCTGCCTTCGACCTGATGGGCTATGTACGCGGTAAGTTCGGCCTTGCGCTGAAGAAGTACCTGGCCAAGAAGATCTACTCTCAGGCTGCTTGGACAGGTATCAAGGGTGCCTTCTCCGGTCTGACCGCTGCTGGTACTATCACCCTCGACAAGAACGCCTACAAGAACATCTTGAAGGTAGTTGCCGAGTTCGCTGACAAGGGTCTGGACGCAAGCAAGGTTTGCTTCGTGATGGACGCTGTAACCGAGGCCGACCTGAAGGCAACCGTGAAGGCTGAGGGTCAGGGTGGCTTCCTCATCGAGAACGGCAAGCTCTGTGGCTACGACTATGTTGTTACCCACCTCATCAACACCACCTTCAAGGGCGGTTCTGGTGCTGACAAGTACAACCTCGTTCCCACCGCAGACCGCTATCTCGGCGTAGGCTTCTTCGAGTACGAGGCACTCCAGCAGCACGGCTTGGTTCGCATGACGGTGGACGCTACCAGCAAGGCAGTGGCTATCAAGAACGAGACCGCCATCGTGCTGAACACCGCTTACTCTATCACCGACCTCTCCGTAAAGGTGAACGGTGGTAACGGCAAGTCCGGTGCAGACGCTACCCAGGCATTCGCACTCTACAAGATTGCACAGCCGGCAGCGTAACCTCGCGTTCGGATACAAGACCGCACGGACTGAATCGCAGATTCATTAAGGCGGCTTGCTCCTCCGCTCTCCCCACCACAACACCAGCCTTCGGGCTGGGTTGTGTCGGGGACCCCAATAAGTAAAACGAAAACAATAAATGATACAATCCAGTCTGAACATAGTCCTCTTTTTCTTCGCGGCGTTGCAGCAGAGCGAGGAGGTGAAACGGATCGTCAAGACACGCATCTTTGACGATCACCGCGACTCCACTGCCGAGAAGGAAGACAAGATACCGTACATCGTGGTTTGCTCCGACGAGGCGCAGACGACCGGACGCGGCACCAAGGACTCCTACTTCCAAGACCTACGCGCCGGAGGCGTAAGCATCCTATGCGTGGCCAAGGACACGAAGACGCTGGCCGAGTTGCTATCCGCAGTCAATGCCGCCGTGAAGGTGGCAGCAGATAGCGACATCTATAGCAAGCATCCGGAGTGGGATTTCCCCAGGCTCTACATCACGCCTTCGGCAGACAAAGGTCTGCCGAGCGAAGACAAGAAGGCTGTGTACAGGTGGTTGTATTTTGATTGTGAATTTTAATAACCCATAAAACCAATACGAAAATGGCAGAACTTGGTCAGAACATAAGGGTATTTGTCAAGAAAGATGGCGTACCCGTATGTGTGGCAGCAGCCACAGACTGCTCGTTCCATGTTGCAACGGAAATGAGCGATAAAACAACTAAAGACTCTGCAGTAGGTGCCGTTGTATGGCGCGAGCAGAAAGTGACCGGCAAGAGTTGGGATGTTTCTTGTAACGCCCTCTACGACCCTGAGACTCCCGAAGAGGCTAACGCTATCACTCCGGCTGAACTCGCGAAGATCATCATCGAAAGCGACACCTGCGAGGTAGAACTTCGTTGGGATGCCACCACCGGCGACAAGAACCGCGAGGGCAAGAACATCGGCTACTACGGCAAGGCTCTCTTCAACGACCTCTCTATCCAGAGTGCAGTCAAGGAAGACAACAAGGCCGCCTTCCAGTTCCAGGGCAACGGCCCGCTGAAGGCTCTACCCGAACCCGTTGTACCTCCAACTCCTGAAGCAGGCGAGTAAGAACGGCCAACCGGTGCAGCCGTTACGAATCGCACCGGGTCATTGTGTGAGTGGGGAGGGGGCAACTCCTCCCCTTTCTAAACTCACACGCAAAAACTATTCACACAATGAAGAAGATTACATTGGGCGGCAAAGAGTACCAAGTACGATTCCGCCAACGCGCACGCCTCGCATACGAGGCAGAGTTTGGGAACACCATATTGAAAGATTGGGAGGACATCTACCTCGACCTCACGGAGGGTATGTTTGGACGCATCCTGCATATCATCTATATCATGCTGACCGCACGCAAGTGCAACGAACCGCTGACCGAGGACGAGTTCTTGGATGCCATCGACGACATGACCGACGAGGAAATGGGCGAAGTGATCAACACCTGCGTGCAGGCAATGATTGAAGACCTATTCCCCAAGGATGCCGTTCTGGAAACCGAGGCTAAGGAGAAGCATAAAGGCGAGTCCGAGGAGGGGCAGGAGAAGAAGGGGGAAGCATAACCACCCACGATCTGTACAGCATTATCGTGGGTAGGGGAGGAATAGACCCGCTCTACTTTCTGGACGAAATGACTTGGGTGGAAATACTGCTCTACCTGAAAGGGCTGAACGACCGCGACCGCTCGATATACGACAGTATGCGCATACTCGCAGCCAATGTACTGAGCGGCATCGGGGCGAAGATGAAAGACGGCACGGATATTCAACCATCTGCTATCTATAAGTTCCAGGACGAGGTGAAGCAGAAGATGGTGCAGACCGCCAAGGATGCCGTGGCCTACAAGGAGCGACTGGTGAAGTTACTGCAACAATGCAACGCCGAGAACAAATCGGCAAGGAAACACGCGACAGAGTAAACCTATGAAGCGTGTTTGGACGAAAGGTGTATAACAAAATCATCCTATATAGAGTATGAAGTACAACACTATCAAAATTCAGAAGGGTAACGACTGCGAGTTGTGGTTGAAGCCCCGTATGCTGGACCACAACGGCAAGCCCGGTAAGGTGATTCCGGCAGAGGAACTGACCGATGTTCAGGTTAAGTTCACCGTTAAGGGGGAAGATTTCTTCCCTGAGTTGCGAATCCAAGACGGCTTCG